TGGGGCTCGCGCACCCAGAGTGATACGCGGTAGGTCCGAGCGCTGTCCACGGGGATCGCCTCGCTCGCGAAGTCATGCACTGAGGCCGCTGAGCCGCTGTAGCGGAGGACCGACCGGCCGACCGCCGCGTCGCTGATCGTCGCCTGCACCCAGTTCGGCGGATTGTTCCAAGCGGCAAGGTCGCTGGTGCCCGGGTCGCGGTTGAGGGCTTGGCCGAGCGCGCGGACCGCAATCTTTGACGCGGTGATGACATCGGCCGCAAGCTCATTGGCCGTCACCGCCCCTGCGGCTAGCTTGGCGGTCGTGACCGCTCCGGCAGCGAGCTCCGCAGTTGACACCGCGCCAGCAGCGATCTTGCCTGCGGTTACAGCCCCGGCCGCAAGCTCATTGGCCGTCACCGCCCCTGCGGCTAGCTTGGCGGTCGTGACCGCTCCGGCTGCCAACTGCGCCGTCGTGACGGCGCCGGCTGCGATCTCGCTGCTGCTGATCGAGCTTGCCACGATGGCCCAACCTGGCACCTGGGCCGAGAGGAAACAGTCGTCGAACCGGGCCACGGTGGGCGTGGTAGCACCATAGATTTGGCAGTAGAAGCTCACGTATTTCTTGCCGGCGGGCACGGTGAAGGCCTTACGGAGCTGCTGCCAGGCGGCCCCCGCGGTCTGCTGCACGCTGTCCCAAACCGCGCTTCCCGCCGAAAGGTCCTTGTCCCGGAGCTCGATCGTGAACCGGACGTTTCCGTTCCCGCTCTCGCGGTAGGCCCAGCCGCCGTAGATGATGACGTCGCCAGGGTTCACCTCGATCCACACACGCTGGACGAGCTCATCGGTCTGAAGGACCACGAGCTGGCCGGAGCTCACGGAGAGCTCGAGGTAGCGGTTGCCGCTGTGTGCCCGAGCGGCGTCGGTCACGACCTGGCTTCCCGAGCCGATCCCCCAGTAGATCGAGCCTGCTTCGAAGCCCCAGTTGGCAAGCCCGTTGATCGGGTTCGAGTCCCGAAGCCACTGGCGGAACCCCGCCACGAGTTGGGTGGTGCTGATGGCGTCTGCGGCGATGTGCGAGGCCTGCACCGCTCCGGCGGCGATGTGGTTGGCGAGAATCTGGCCCGCAGCGATGTGGTTCGAGAGGATGGCACCCGCAATGATGTGGTCACCTGTGATCTGGTTGGCGGCGATCCTGTTTCCCACCACCGAGCCGGGGACCAGGAGGTCCCCGTCCACCACGCTCGCGGTGGGCACCACGACCCCGGTGCCGTTCTTGTTGAAAAAGACGAGCACGTCGTCCGGCCCCAGAACTGGGAAGGTATCCGACTCTTGCAGCACGTAGGGCTTGTCGTAGTCCCACCAGATGTACTTCTTGCTCGAGCTCCCATCGGCCACCGGGTACGTGGCGCCAAGGTAGACCACGTGGACGTTCTGCCACGTAATCCAGCCGATGTCCGGCGTGTTGTGGTAGAGGACGAAGCGCTGGTCGAGATCGTACAGCGCTGCGAAGCCGGGCTGAACGAAGGCGGTGGTGGCCATCAGGCGTAGAAGACGTTCACGTCGAGCCCGGTGGTGGGCGCCGTGCCGCCGAGCATGGTCGTAGTGGCAATGACAGCAATCGCGGTGCCGTGGGTGATGCCCACGTCGAAGAGTATGGCGACCACGCCGCCGGGAGGCACCGCAACGGAGTAGAGCGGCGAGGTGGTGCCGGGGGTGATGGTGGTGGTGTTGTGGAACTGGACGTAGGCGACCGAGCTGTTAGGGTTGTAGATCACCCAGCCGTACACCAGCCCCGCCGAAGACTTCACCGTCTGGGTCGTCGTACCAACGCCGCTCGCCTTGAAGGCCGACACACCGCCGCTGGTTGCTATCCCCAGCGCGGCACGCAGGCTCGAAGCAGCGCTCTGACTGACACCGTAGATTCCGCCGACCGAGTAGACGCCGACCGCTTGGTTCCCGGTGCTCTGGCCCCGCCCGGCCGTGATCTCGGCGGTGAGTTCCGCGATGTCCTGGACCACCACCGCGTCCACGATGAGGTTCGTGTTTGAGGCTGGCGCGGTGGCCAGGTTCTTCGCGCGAATCTGAACGTAGTAGGCGCTCAGCGGGTCCGGGATGAGCCGGGTGTGGCAGTATACGTTCGACTTCTGCGAGGTCGAGTCCACGGCCCGCGAGACGAACGTGCACTCATCCGGCGCGAGCTCAATCTCCAAGATGGCGTACGAGGCACTGGTGGTGATCGTCCGGGCCGTTGCTGCGGCGGCGACACCGGCGTTGACCACCTGGGACTTGCCCGTAGTGGCCGTCGTCCCATCGAGGAGCCAGCGCGCCACCATGTTCCCGCTCGCGTCTACGACTTCAAGGTAGAACTCCTGGTTGGCGACCCGCTGGGAGAGCCAGTAGATGAACCACACCCGAAACGGGATGGTGAACGTTCGCTTGCTCCGAAGGATCGTCTCCTGGTTCGCGGTGGTACCAGCCCCGATGGTGAGCTCGCTATTCGCCACGGCGATCGTCTGGCCGCTCCCCTGCTGCACCACGTCCCAGTTGTTCGTGGTGTCGAGTGCCGTGCCGGGGAAGTCCTCGCGCCACGGCATGCGGAGGCTATTAATGAGCAGCGCGCCGTCCGCCCCGTAGAGCGGGGTGTAGTTGTCGGCGACGGGGTCGAACATCTGCGGAATCGGCAGCCCAGAGAGGTCGCGGAGCAGGTTCTTGGTGTTGGTCGGCACGCCGTCCTCAGTAGATCAGGTGGGTGGCCAGATTCGTCTTGGAGCTTGAGACCGCGAAGTTCGCGATCTTCGCCCCGGTCACCTGCGAGTCGCCGATCTTGGCCGTGGTGATTGCGTTGTCCGTCACCTTCACGGTGGTCACAGCGCCGTCGGCGAGCTTCGCCGTAGCAACGGAGCCGTCCACCAGGTGGGTGGTGCCGATGGCGGCCGCTGCGACCTCGGCCCCGCTGATCGAGGCGTCCTGAATCATCGAGCCATGGGGTAGCTTGCCGGGCTCCATCATCAACTGGAACGTGCCACCGATGTTGAGCCCGATGAGCACGTCGTCAATCCCCAAGGTCGGCTTGGTGTTTGACGTTTGCATCGTGGTCGGGCTGGCAAGCTGCCAGTAGAGGTACTTGTTCGCCGTGTTGCCGTCCGTAACGGTGTAGTCCGACCCCTTGTACACCACGTGGAGACCAGCCCAGGCCACACTGCCCGCCGTTGGCGAGTTGTTGGTGAAGGTGTAGCCCTCCAGCAGGTGCGCGGCCAGGTTGAGGTCTTCGGCGTGCGCCCGAGCGTTGCCCTCGGCCAAGTCCCGGAGCTTTGAGAGTTCGTACTGGATGTCGTGGAGGTGCGAGGCAAACTCGCCCTGAATGCTGTTCCGCACCATCTGACGGAGCGCGGCACCGAGGTCCGGCTCGCCGGAGTCTTGGCGGAGCCGGCTCCGCAGCGCCTCGATCTCCTGGGAGAGGGCCTGGAGCTCCTCCCGCGTCGGGAGTGCCGCCAGGCGCTCCTCGATGACGCTTATGCTGCGCCGGAGTTCGACGACCTGTTCGGCAAGCCCCGACCAGGCGCTCGCCACCATCGGCTGAATGAGCTCGCCGAATGCTCGCTCGAGCTCGCTCACAGAAACCTCCGCGGTTGGTCGGTTACTGGTTGGTCTGGCTTCGCGGTCGCCAGCGCATCGAGACGCACGCGCGCGCCGCAGGCGGGACAGCGGAGCCATCCTTCGCTGTCTTCGGGGATGGGCACGCACGGTGTCGGGTCGTGCGCCGTACTGCACCAGATTTGCTGCTTGGCTTGCTGCTCCATTATCGCTCCTCGCCGCCAAAAGGCCATGTTCCCCTCAGTAGATGAGGTGAGTGTTGAGGTTAAGCCGGGTAGGGATGACCGCGCCCGGCGACAAATGCGCGGTTTGGACCGCGCCGATAGCGATCTTCGGTGCCGTGACCGCGAGGTCGGCGATCAGGTCGGCCAGCACGACGCCGCCCGCCTGGAGGGGCCCAGGCGAAGCGACGATCGAGCCGACGTCGAACCAGCCGGAAGCATTGCCCGCGCGGTCGAGCGCGCGTACGCGGTAGGCGTAGGACTCGCCCTGGACCAATCGCGAGTGGACAACCGAGCGCTCGCTGCTGGTGGCCAGGGCCTGGTAGGCTCCCGTGCCGACCTTGTATTGGAACTCGAAGTACCGGAAGTCGGCAGGCGGGCTGTAGCCGATCACCGTCACCGTCGCGGCGAGGTGGCTCTGATAGACCGCGCCCGCGCTCGGCGCCTGGGGCGGTCCGGGAACGGAATCTGGCCCAGGGCCGGGGTCCACCAAGGTTGCGACCACCGTGGTCCCGTCGGCGAGCTTGGGGATCAGCACTTCGTCCCCCACGGGAGCTCCAAGCATCTTCTCGGCCCGCCACTTGCCGCTGCGGTGGACCAGCGTCTTTGCCTCGCTCGCCTGGCTGAGTGGATCGAACTCGCCGAGCAAGCCCACCTCGAGGCCACCCGTGAAGCGCTGAAGGCTCGTCCAGGTTTGGAGCCGGTCGAGGAAAGCCGCGTTCGCCGGAAGCTGGCCGGAGGACAGTGTCCCCCGGATGTCAGCGAAGGTGAGCTCCCCTTTGACCGCGGCCGCGACCCGCCGCGGCTCCTGGCTGGGCGGCAGGGTGACACGCGACTCGTCGGTCGGCACGATGGTGCCGGGGGCGTCGTGGCGGCCGAGCGCGTAGCCGTACGTCATGCGGCTGCTGCTCCCACGGCGGCCCTGAGGATCACCCCGGCGATCTGGGTGACCTCGGCCGACGACTCGCTGATGCTGAGCCGTATCCGGTGCCCGCGTGCCCCAAGCCGCGCGGAATAGGACCGCAGTCCGCTGCCGAGTGAGGCAATGCTCGTGCCGCCGCTCCCGCGCTCGCTCGTCCAGGAGACGTTCGCGACACCGGCCGTTCCAAGGTCCAACTGGAAGCTCTGTCGGCCGACCAGCGAGTGTTCGTGCGAAGGGTCGCCGAAGAGCAAGGGGACCTCGACCACGATGCTCACGGGCTGGCCGCCTGTGCCATCGAGCGCGCGGTCGTCCAGCGCGGGCGCGTAGTCCTCCTCGCGCACCCAGCCGTCCAGCCCGCCGCGGATCACCGTCTCTTCGCCGTTTTGGCGTTCCATACGGTCCAGCACAGTGGCTGGAAGCGTCCAGGGCCCGGCCCAGGTCTGCGTCCTCAAGCTCCACACCCAGATTTCGTTCAGGGTGGCGCTGTTGTGTGGCAGGGCGAGCCAGACCTCCTGGCGGCCCTTGTGGTAGACGGCCCAGGCGTCGGCCAGCGCTGCCCGGTCCGTCTCGGCGATCACCGCCTCGATCTGGCGACCGATCGGCTGCACACTGGACTCGGTGGCGAGGTAGGGACCCTCGTTCGCTAAGAAGAAAACCGCACCCGGAAGCTGGACCACGGTGCCCCGTGCGACACAGCCAGTATCCGGGGCCACGCCCTCGGTCTGCTTCTCGACCCGGATGTCCGTGGGGTCTACGCCGGTAAACCGGGCGATTGAGTCTTCCTTGAAGAGGAGGAGCGAGCCTCCGACCGTGGCGAGCGCGATCAAGGGCTCGGCGTCGAAGGTTTCGATGTCTTCGAAGCCCCCGCCATCGGCTGGGGAGAACTTCGTTGCGTCGAGTAGGGTGGACCAGTAGAGGGTCTTGGTCCCGTTCGTAACGAACATGCGCCCTCGATACACCTCGCAGTCGAGGACGCCCGGCGGTGCCGAGCTCACCGGGACGACGATCGTCCCGTTGTACTCGAAGAAGCCGTTCTGCGCGATGTAGAGGTAGAGGTTCCCGCCTCGGCGGTAGGTCACCATGCGCGCTCTGGTCTCGGTGGCGAACCCGCTGGCAACAGCCGTGAAGCTGCTCGCTGTGATCGCCTTGGCGTACAGTGTACCGCCCGCGATGGCGACCACCTGGCGGCCGGTTGGGGCGTCGTAGCCCCCGTGGAGCCCGACCACCGGACCCGCAAGCGCTGCGGTATGCACGCGGCGGCTTCCCAGTCGCTTGACCACGGCACCGGTGTCTGTCCGCGCGTTCTGGAGCCTAATGGCTTCCTGCCGCGTGAGCAGGTCCTCGCCCAGGGTGAGCTGCACACCCCCTCGCCAGTCGAATCGGACCTCAGCCTGTCGCTGTCTCATCAGTAGAGCGCGTCCCACTGCCAGGTTCCGTAGGACCACAGGATCGCGTGCCTGAGGGCCTCACCCGCCTGGCGGTCGTAGCTGCCATAGAGCTTCAGGAGCTGGGCGAGCTCGGTCTGGTAGATTTTCTCGGCGTTTGCCGCGTCGTGCTCCTCATCGGCCGTGAGGTAGAGGTAGGCCGCGAGCTTCCCGATGGCCCGGTGCGCTGGCACCAAGAGCCCGATGTCCGATTCCTGCGAGCCGTCTGTGATCGGCCCTTTGGGGAAGGCGAAGAGCCCTTCGAGGTTTCCCCTGGGGCTCACCCAGTCGGCGAGCCGCACTTGCCTCGGATTCAGCCACTCATACTCGCCGTGGTCGAAGTCGAGCAGCGTCTCCGCCGATGGCGACAGCGGCTCGCGGTCCTCGGACCACCGGAGGCCGAAGCACCGCAGGGGGTCGCTCGAGGCGGCGGGGAGCTGGTACACCCTGGTCTCGCCGGGCGCAAGCCCCAACGTCACCAGCTCGCGTACCAGGATCGGCGCCCGCAGGGAGAAGATTTCCCGAAGCTGGTCGCGGGCGTCGGTGAGCGTATCGTAGAGGCTGGCCATCTCGGTGGCGGCGAGGCTTACGCCTTCCAGCCGCAGCCGCCGCTCGAGGTAGGCGAGGAGCTCCGGGCCGTTCACGGCCGGTTACTCCCCGGGTATTTCGGCCTCGGTCCCGATCCCTCGGCGCCGGAACGCGGCCAGCACGATCGGCCGCGGGCGCTCGGAGGTGAGCTCCGCCTCGTACCACCGCTGAAGGAGTGTGTCGTCCGTGCAGGACTCTACAAGCTCCACTGCCTCTTCCTGGCGGGTCCTCGGGAAGAGGTGGACGGCGAGGTTTGCCACCGCCACCAGCCGCTCGGGCTCGGGCACAGCCTCCACGGGCCGCTCGGCGGGTTTGACGCGCCGCTTTTCCGCGAGCTCGCGGAACGTGAGCCTGCCGATGCCGCTTTTGGCGTCCGGCATGCTGCCTGCCAGGTCGCTGAGTTCTGCGTCGGTGGGTTCTACTACCCGGTCGGTGGGCAGTGCTTTCTCGACGAACATGCGCACCCGCTCGGTGATGACGCCGGCGGTGGGCCCCACGCGGTGTTCGACCATTCGCTCAACCATCGGCATGGCGTCCGTTTCCTCCCTTGAGGTCAATCTCAACCGGGACCTGTGGAATCGGTGGCCCGTCGCCGGCGAGGACCGGCCAGTAGCGGCGTAGCTCGCCGAGCCCGGCGGCGAGCTCCCGCACGATGTCTCGGAGGTGCGAGCGTGAGGTCCGCTCGTTCTTCGAGCGCACCGCGGCAACGAAGCCCTCGGGTCCCAACTTGAGAAACTCCGCTCGGTCCCGCAGCCGCTCGGTGACGTACTCGTGGTCGAACGGCCGGTAAACGGGGACCAGGCCCATCGGGCCCTGGACGTAGCGGTCCACGACGGTGACCCGCTCGATCCTGCCCGTCACAGGGTTCCGCTCCCAGATTTCCCACATCTGGCGCTCGGGCGCCCACCTGGCCCATCGGTGCGGCCAGGTTGTCTGGTAGCGCTCGAGGACTCCCTCGTCGGGTGTTAGGTAGTCCTCGAGCCCGACCCGGATCGCGCCCGCCTGCCGGAGGTCGCGTTCCCACGGGTACGGTGGCTGGCGGCTACGGACCGCGATGCGCACGGCTTAGCCCTTGACCCGCTTCAAGCGCGGGTTGGCCCGCTTGGCGGCTGGGCTCGCCCGCCGGGTACTGCTCGCGAGCATGGCCCGCGCACGCTCGATCGGCACGCCGCGCTCGCGCGCGATCTGCTCGGCCACGTTCTCGAAGCCGGGGTGCTCGGCACTCCGGGCGCGCTTGCGCACGCGGAGTCGCTTGCGTGCCATCAGCGGAGCTCCGTGATCGTGTCACTCGTGAGCGCGGGCGAGGCTGCGACAGCCGCTGTGTTGGCGCTACCGGCAGTCACCCCACCGTGCACGTGGCCATCGAAGGCCGCCTTGAGCGCGGCGAGATCGGCCCGGAGCTTGTTGACCTGGTCAATCAGCGTGCTGATCGCCGCGTAGGGGCCCGCGTCGAGACCTTTGACCGGAACTGGCATCGCGTCTTGTCCTCCTTGCGGGGCGGGCCTGAGGGCCCGCCCCTGCTACAGGGTTACCTCACGATCGAGCTGATGTCGGTGAGGTTGGTGATCTTGCCCACGGCGTTCCGGCGGAACCAGATCGCTTGGTGGGGGAACCACAGGTCGGCGCGGTAGGCGTGCCGGCCTTCGACCCGGTGAAGCTTGGCACCGTCCAAGTCCACGTAGCCCATCTCCACCAGGTTCGCCCAGCCGACGCAGTCCGCGTCCGTGTCAATTGCGAAGAAGTGCCCCTTGGGGCACCAGACACCCTCCAGGATGGTGCGGCCGTTGATCTCCACGGCCTCGTAGCCCGCTTGGAGCGTTTTCCGGCCGGGCTCGCGGCGCACTTGGGTGGCAAGCTGGGCGCCGAGCTTGACGACGATGCCCGGGCTCGTGTAGTAGAGGAACTCCGTCTTGCCGGACTTGGCGCGCAGCGTGGCCGCGAACTCGGCAAGCTTCCCCTCGGTGAGGTCTGCCCCAGCACCGTCCAGCACGACAGCGTTCCACCGCCGATAGGTGGCCCCGCTGATGCCCTCGAAGGTGTTCCCCGTGGCAGCGGCGGCGAGGATACCGCTCGACTCGTTCAGGTAGTTGTTCACCGCGTCCGAGCCGGTGGCGCTGTTGTCGTTGCAGAGCACGAGGTAATCGCCGATCGCGGCGCCGGCCACAGCTGCCGAGAGCGTCACGGTGCCGGCGGCCGGGTCGGAGCTCACGACCTTGGCGCGGCCCCGTTCGGCTCCCGTGCCGGGGTTGATGACGGCGACGTCCATGTCATCAATGAGGAGCATGGTGCCGGGGCCAGCGCCCGCGATCCCATAGGGGTCGGTGACCCCGTAGGTGGGCGCCCCGGTGACCGAGGAGAGCTTGCAGAGGATTCCCCGGCCGTCGCCGTTGTACTGCCGCTCGACGTCGTTGCGGACGCGCTCCATGCCGTCGTCCAGCTGATCCTCGAGCAGGCTGACGAAGGCACTGCGGTTGTCCTGGGTCAGCGCGATCCCCTGGCCGCCGATGGCGACCACGGTGTAGGTGTGGGCGAGGTCCGCGCGGCCGTTGGCCCGCTTGAGCTGCGTGGGCCGGGGCAACAGCCGCCCATCCGGCACGTTCGCCACCGCGCCGCCCGTCTCGAGCTTCACGTTGAAGTGCAGCCCATCGGGACCGGCCCGGAACTTCGTGGTTTTCTGCAGCTGGGCGGTGAGCGGTGTCCCCGACGGCACCGCGTCCAGGGCCCTGAGGTAGACCCGTTTGAACGTGCTTTGGACGCTCGCGGTGTCGAGCTTGGCGATGTCGCCAAGCGTGGCCCCGAATACGAGCGGTGCCCACAGCGCCGCCTCGGGGTGGAACCAGAGCACGGCGACGCCAACCAGCGCCGCCAGTGCGTAGAGGTACGACCGTTTCATCTGCACTACTCCTCCAGCGGCTCCCGCATCTGCCTGAGCTCAGCCCGCATGAGCGCCAGGTGGTCCTTCCAGGTCTTGGGCTCCGGGGCCGTGCCACGTGACAGCGGCGGGGCGCCGCGGCTTCTCAAGGGTTTGGGTGACTTGCTCTTCTGCTCTGCGAGCTTTTCGATCCGCCGGTTGTGGGCTTCGGCCTCGGCGGTCTCTTTCTGGGGCCGGAGACGTTTCGCATACCGCTCGGCAAGCTGCCGAACGGTCTCGTCAAGATGCTCCTCGGTGAGCCACTGGACCGCCAGCCGGTCCACGCGCTGCCGGATACGCGAGTCGTCCGCCTCGGGCTCCAAGGCGCGCTCCTGGGCTTCCAGGGCCCTCCGGTGGCGCTCGAACCCTTCCCAGTACAGCCGCTGCACCTCCGGCCAGTCTTCGGCCGAGAGGTATTCGTGCTGTGGGAGCTGGGACTCGAAGCGCTCCTTGACCGCCTGCCAGAACTCCTGCGCGATCTCTTGGCGCTGCGCGGCTTCCTGTTCCTGGCGCTGCGCTTCGATGAGCGACAATCGCTCCTTGGCTTCCAGCGCCTCACGAATCTCCGGATCCAGGAGTCTCCGCGCCTGGCGGCGGTACTGCTTGTACTTCTCTACGTCCTCGACGATCTCGCGGAACCTCTGTTCCGCCGTCTGCAACCGCTCGCGCAAGCGCTGGGCTTCGGATTCCGCCTTGGCCCGCGCGCTTTCGAGCTTGGAGTGGACTCTGGGGAGGATGGCCCCGCGCTGCGCGAGGTCCACCAACTCATCCCAGCTCGTGACGGCCAGAACCTGGCCATCAGCCTTGAACTCGATCCGTGCGCCGTCCGGCAGCGGGTCCACCACGTACTCGTCGCCGTTGGCATCGAGCACGCGGAACCGGCCGGAGGGCGGGGGAGGCTCCCCCTCCTCTTCGCCCTTTGCCTCCTCCTCGCCCTCGGCCTTCTCCTCGCCTTCCCGCTGGGGCTCGCCCTCGGCAGGCTTCTCGCCTTCCCCTTCCTCGGAGCCCTCCTCGCCCTCCTCCTCGTCTTTCAGGGCGGACTCGATCTCGGAGGCGAGGGTGCCCCTGAGCTCGTCCCAGGAGAGCTCTTCGGTCTTCTCTGGGGCTTGCTGGTTTTCCTGCTCGGTCGCCTGCGTCTCGGGCGCTTCGTCGGGCATGACTGATCTCCTCCGTTAGGGGCGCTCGAAGCCTGCCGGCGGACGCATCGCTCGCTCAGCCTGCTCGGCCATCGTCTGAATCTGCTCGGGCGGCGGGAAGGGCTCTTGTCCCTCGGCTCCCACCGGCGCTGGCTCTGCTGGCGCGGCGGCGCTCACAGCCTGCTGGCCCTGGGTTGCCTGCGCGGCCTGCGGCTGGGCTTGCGGCTGCGCCTGCGCCTGCTGGCGGCGCTGCTGGGTCACAACGACCAGTTGCCAGTACTGAAGGATCCGCCGCCGGACCTCCTCGCTCTCAAGCTCGAAGGCCCGTGTCAGCATGAACTCCCTGAAAACGGCCTCGTGCACTGCGGGATCGTCGTACGCCTCGGGAGCTACCTGGGCATCGGGCTCGTTGCGCAACCGATCGAGGAGGCGTCGGGCCCGCGCCTCGTGGAGGTCGTAGCTTCGGCGGTAGGCGTCCGGCACCGCCGCAGGCAGCGCCCGGCGGATCGTGGCATCATCAATGAGGCCCGCCTCGCGCAGCGTAAAGAGCTCGTTCCTCACGGCTTCCCGCGAGCGCGACAGCATCGAGCCGGGGACAAATTGGTAGTCCACGCTGAAGTCCAAGTCCGCCGGGGCAATCTCCCGCTGCACCACGTAGGCGCGGTCGGGCCCCACGATCCTGATCTTCCGCTCGACCGTATAGCCGTGCCGCTGGACTGCCTCGATCGCCTCGGCGAGCTTGGCGAGGGCCACATCCTGAGCGTTCGAGACCTCCTGAACCGAGCGCTCATCCGCGTACTGCAAGGCGTAGATCGCCTTGGCCGCCAAGCCGGCCGCTGGAAGCCTCCCAACGCTCGCATCCTGCGTGTGGCCTAGGTCCTGGGCGGCACTGAGCGAAGCCTGGTAGAACCCTTCCGTGCCCTCGGAGCCCGTGCCGAGCTCCAAGAGCTTCGGGGTGTACTCGGGCCCGGCGGTCTCCAAGAGCGCGCCGGGTAGCGCCCCCAACAGTCGCAGGTTCATCGCCGAGCCCTCTGGCGCCCACAAGAGCAGCCTCGACTTCAGGGCCACCTGCTCCGCCCAGGTCGAACGCGCACGGTTGATGTCGTCCTGAATGGGGATTAAGTCCCTCAGGAAGGAGCGGCCGTAGTGGTTGCCCTCCTCCTCGAGGTCGAAGAACTGCACGAAGGGGCACCGCTCCAGCGCCCACGGCGGGAGCTCCGAGCGGTGGATGAGCTTGCCGCCCACCACGATCAGGAGCGCTCCCTTCCTGCCCCACAGCCTTCGGACCAGCTCGTTCTTCGGGAAGACCCACACCTCGCGCACCACGTAGCGGCGCTTGAGTGGGTCCTCCCGCTCGCCCCTGGCAGGCACCGAACCCGGCCAGTCTACCTCACCGTGGGCGTGCCAGTGCTGCCAGTCCAAGAGCTCGTCTTCCTCGCCCGCAGGCCTCGCCTCGGCGAGCTCCTCGGCCTTCTCCGGCCAGGCCGCCAGCACGTCCACCCCGGAGACGATCTCGCTATCAGCTACCCACCAGGAGTCGGCAATCTCCCGGGTGTACCAATCCCAACGCACGTTGAACGGACTCCGCACGTCCACCGCCACGTCCCCCTCCGTCACCCAGTCCACATCGTCCGGTGGCTCGAGCCGTCGCTTCATCGGCTCGCCAGGCCGCGCGGAATCATGCTCGACCTCAAAGACCGGGCCCAGCACCCGCCCCTTGGCATCTACGTAGACCTCCTCGATCCCGTCGTAGACCTCACGGTACTCGACCGCCGGACGGCCATCCGGGCCCACCCTCGCCTGCCCGTCCGGCCCCGCGAGCGGTACCGCAATCGTCCGGTACCGAGGCCGCTTGAGCGTCCTGGGATACGTGGCCCCCGCCTCCGGGTCCCAGGAGACCTTCAGGAATCCAGAACCCGTAATCGTCGCCCACCGCCTCGCCCGTACCACCAGGTCGTGCAGCTTCAGTGTCTGCCAGGTATGCCAGAAGAGCTGCTCCTTGAGCTCGGCCAGCTCCACGTCATGGCGGTCCAACGTCTCGGCCTGCACCATCACCGTGGGCTTGTTTTCCGTCAGCCGCGCCACCCGCAACCGCACCGCCTTCGCCACCACGTTGTAGACCGAGCGAATCCGCCAGGGCAGTGCCGAACGCTGCAACCAGCGCCGCGAGGGAAGATGGTAGGTGACGTACTGGATGTTCTCGTGGTAGAGCAGGTGCTGCTGCCACTCCCGCTCCAACAGCCAACAGTAGCTGTCCTGCGACCGCCAGAGCCGCTCAACCCAGCTTGCCACGTCCTCATCAGACGAATGCGCGCCAACCAGGTCCAACCCCAGCCGACGTGCATCCTCTACCGCCCGCTCCGCAACCGGACGGCGAACCTCTGGCTCCTCAAGCTCGGCGAGTACGTCTGAAGGCACTGCCCCTCCTACCCGCTACGCGCCGCGCGGGCAAGCTGACCCTGCACCCACTCCGCAGGACTCACCCCAGGATTCGCCGCCACCTCCTGCCGCCACAACGCCTCATACTCCGCACGGGCATCAGGATCGTCCAGACCGCCCAAGAAATCGGCCACCGACTTCGGTAACGCCGGCTCGGGCGCGCGAAACTCCTCAGGGACCGGCGGGCGCGGCACTGCCAGCACTCGCGCCACGTACGAAACCATCTGAAACTCCAGCGCCGCAGCCCGCCGCTCCGCTGCCCTCGCACGATCCTGCCAGTCCCTCACACGCTCAAGCTCCCGCCACCACAACAGATACCCGGCACCAGCCACCAACGCCGCGAGCAGCAACAACCCCATCACCGACCCGCCAACAACGAGTCCACCGCCCGCGGCCGCATGAGCGCCGCGCACTCGAGCCTCACCCGCCACAGCGAGTCCCGAAGCTCCCGCGCCTCAGACGCCTGCAACGCCAGGTACCGCAACTCCACCGCCATCCTCGCCGTGTCCAGCTCCAACCGCACAGCATCACGCTCACGCGCAGAAACCACCGAACGCTCCGCGCGGTAGACCACCACAAGGACCAACGCCACGGCTACCGCGCCAACCACCCGCCAAAGCGTCACTTCGCCCGCCTCCGCAACCGCAACCGCTTCCGACGCCGCGCCAACACCCGCGCAAACCGCCGCCGATCCCCCGCCGACGTCTCCTCCACAAACTCCCGCCCCACACGAGCGGGAATCCCAAGATTCCCCTTCCCCTTCGCCGCCAACACCATCGCGGCATACTGCGCTGCACTCTTGGCAGGCATCGCTACTCCAACGATAACCCCCAACCTAGCCCACCGTCAAGAACGGGTTAGCAGCCGCTAACCGCGCCAGTTTTTTGAAAAATACGCGGCTGGCGTGGGGGCCCACCGCGGATGGGACCCGCCCGGCCGCCTGGGCCCTGCCTCCCCCGCCCCCTGGCCCCTCCCCGCGGCCCCCGCCGCCGCCCGCGCCCGCGCCCGCCCGCGCGTGCCCGCCTGCGCCTGCGCCTTCCTGCGCCCGCCCGGCCGCGCGTTTCCCCTTGGCCGCCCGGGCCCGGGCCCCTGCCTGGCGAGGTCCTGCGCCTCCGAGCCCTAGGCTCCGGCCGGCACCTCGCCCGACCGGCCGCCTTGGGCCCCGGGCCCCGGACAGGACCCCGGACACCCGGGCGCCCTGGCCCCTAGCTACCGGCACCGCACGGGCTTAGCCGGCCGCCTCTACTGACTGCGACTCAGTAGCCTGACAGCCGCTAACCCGCCGCTAAGCGGCGACTTGACAGCCACTAACCCTCGCTGTACATTACTCCGCGCAGTTCGGGACACCGCCGGCGCCCTGTCGGCGAGTCCCACCACCCCGGCGCGGGGGGTAACGCGGACGGCCCGCTGGCGCGCCCCGGCGGGCCCCTGAGAGGGGAGAGGAGTGACCATGGAGAACTGCTACTATCACGCCGGGGCCGCCTTCGGCCCCGGCGCGCCGGGGCAAGCACCGGAAGGTCCTGGCCTGACTATTCGCTGGTCGCAGAGCACCCGCCGCACGCTGCGCGCGGCGGCGCGCGAGGCCATCCGGATCGCCGGAGGCACGGGTTGGCCGATGGTCGAGTACTGGCGGCGCGAGCGCGGGCTGGTCCCGGCCGATGCTAACGCCGTCATAGACACGCTCGAAGGGCCGGAAGTGTGGGCCGTCTTCGAGCGCGAGGGGATGATCTAATGGCCAGGATCGAATCGCGCTTCGTAATCCGCTGCACCGCCTGCTCCTGGTGGAACACGGCGCCGCTGACCGGGCCGGCGCCTACGTGATGCGGAACGTGACCCAACCCGGCGGGGCGCCCGTGCCCCGGCAATTGGTGGCCGAAGTCTATCAAGACGAAGGCGGCCTCAAGGTGGACGACTGGACGTTCGAGGCCGCGAGCCGCGCCACGGCCGGCCGGGCCGCTTGCCGGCTCGCCGGCCGCCGGCGCCTGCCACGCGGCACCCACTGGGAGAGCCTACCATGAGGGGACGATGCGAGAGCTGCGCGGGAGCCGGCTGGCGGATGCCCGCTGCCCCCAATGCGGCGGTCCGCTCAAGGGCATGACTGCCGGCAGGCCGAGCGGCGCCAGGGGGCGGAAATATCTGCGCTGCGAACTGTGCGGCACACGCAAGCTGACGCTGTGGCGCATCACGCGGGACGACGTGACCCGGCCGGTGTTTGGTGAGCCCGCCTACCGAGAGGTGCCGGTGCCGAAAGGCACGCTGGCCTGCCCTGGCCATTGGGTATGCGTGCCACCTGGGCCGGACGTGTGGCGGTCCCGCGAAGTACGCGATGTTGGCGAGCCGGTCGAGGTCGAGAAAGGGCCGCCGCCGGAGGCCGAGAATCGCCCGGCCGAGCCTCTTGGGGCCCCAGGGACTACGGCGGCGGCACCCTGGGGAGCGGACTCCACGCCCACAAACCTAGCCTAGGGGTGCGACATCGGCAAGGGCTGCGAGCCGGGGGACCGACGAGGGACCTCCGGCTCCCGGCCCTGAGACAACGCCAGCGCCACGCGCCGCCGGACGACGGCCTCCGCCTCCTTCTCCGCCAGCCTCACAGCACGATCGAGCACCCGGCGTAACAGCCTCAGGCGCCGCCAGGGAGCCCACCACGGCACGTACTCCACCGCGATCCAGGCTCGGACGGCGCGGTAGTGGCCCGCCACACGCGAACCCAGCCCCGGACCGTCAACCCACCGCTCGACCGCCACGCGAGCAACGCCCTCAGCCGTCAGCCACCAGGGCTCGATCGTGACCCTCGCCTCCCCTCGGGGCCCCGCAACGTGCAGCACCCGCATCAGAGCCAGTCCTGCCAGGTGGCGAGTGTATCGGGCGCCGACACCGTCTCCCGGCCGTGACCTCCCTGGCGAGCAGCGATGGCCGCCGCCAGCCGCTCGCGCAGCACCTGGTGGACATAGGCCGCGTGTCGGCGCTCGGCTCCCGCCACCTGTACGTCGAGCGGCGGAAGCCTGGGGCGCGACACCAGCGCGTAGCGCAAGGCGTCCACCGCGTGGTCGGTATCGTCCTCCCGACCGGCTTTCAACAGGTCCCCTGGCCGGTGAGGGTCGTGGACCTGGGCAGGCAGGGTCTCGATGAGGTAGGGGCAGCCGATCGTCGAGCCCGACTTGGCGCCGCCAGCCCGCCGGAACACCCGCAGCCAGGGCCCCTGGCTGCCGTCCGGCTGCGCCCGGCGGGGGTCGAGATAGTCGTGGACACGGGCCCAGCCAACCGCTCGCGCCTTGTCCGCCGGCACCAGCCTTACCGAACAGCCACGGCGGCGGAGCTCGCGACTCACCACCTCGGCAATCGAGGGGCCCCGATCGCGCTCTCTTCCCCAGATCACGTTGTCCGCGTAGATCGTAGCCTCCCGCTCGGCCGGGTCCTGTAGGACCTCCTCGGCGAGGATTTCGGCCAGGTGCTCCGGCGGCTCCTCGCGAAAGACGTACTCGCGGTAGGCCCAGGCACGGCCGTGTGGGTCAAAGGCCAGCAGGAGCAGGACACCGGGGTGCGGTGCATAGCCCCAGTCCAACCCGCCGAGGCGCGGCCAGCCCTCCGGAAGCTCGAAGGGGTCCACCACGTGGACCGCATCA